ACATTTTATCTAACACATGGATTCGGTTGATCCTGGCTTGTATGATACCATTGTGATATTTATCTGGCTTGAACAAGACTCTCCGATCCATTTGCTCTTGGAGTTCCTTATAAGATAACTCCCCTTTAGACTTACAGAAGTGTAAAATCTCTCGCTTGAAGCCATCGGCATTAGTTTCTTCTACTAATGACTTTACAGTCTCACTGGAGCCATAATATTCTTTCCAATCAGATTCTACAATCTTCCTACGTTTTCTCTTTTTACCTTTCAAAGGCTTTAGAGTACGTTTAGACCATAATTGCTTCTTGCCTATGTACTTCATACCATTTGGGTCGGTGATACAATACACAAAACCAAATAAGTCTTTTAGTTCTTCTTCAGTGGGTTCCCATATTTGATCATGATATAACCAGGGATTCTTATACATTATTCTTCGTATTCAAATTCTTGTTGGATTAACTCATCAATAGTTTCATCCAAAGAACACCCACAGAATGGGCAGAATTCTGGTTCATCCCCGCTTTCATTTTCAAATGCAATAATAGCTTCATTATCACAGCCTATACAGTATACTTTTTCTTTTTGTTTACTCATAGTGAAAATCCTTTAAATGTATCTTCGTTGACATCCTTTTCTACACCCCCTACAATGTAAGAAGTAATTTCTGTTTCTTGTGGTGCGACTTGTACATCCCCACCGCTAATCCATTTAGCAGTCCATGGCAAAGGATTACTACCACCTTTAGTAAATGGTGTAAGACCAATAGCAGTCATGCGCTTATTACAAATCCATTCTATATAACTCACCAATAGCTCTTCGTTGAGCCCAATCATTGAACCCCCATTGAATAGGAACTTAGCCCAATCCTTTTCTTGTTCAACAACCGACTTGAAGATACCAATGACTTCTTCCTCGCATTCTTCGGCAATTTTCTTGAATTGCTTATCATCTTGGGGTAGTAGTTTCAATAGATTTTGAGTGGCTGCAAGGTGGATATTTTCATCCCGGGCAATGAATTTGATAATCTTTGCATTACCTTCCATCTTTTTCAATTCAGCAAATGACCAAGAACAAGCAAATGATGTATAGAACCTAATACCTTCTAGAGCATTAACAGCATTCAAGCATAACCAAAGTGCTTTCTTGTGTTCGTATTCATCAGTCTCTAAAGCTGTATTCAATTCCATTAATTGGTCATAGTATTTACTGATATCTTTGGCACAATCTACAATCTCTTTGATATTCATAATTTCATCAAAGACAATAGACGGATCAGAATATACATTTCTAATGAGATGTGTATAAGATCTTGAATGGATTGTTTCAAAGAATGACCAAGTGAGAACCCATGTTTCAAGCTCTGGTAGAGAAGTAATAGGCAAAAATGTCATTGCTGGTGCTCTACCTTGCACAGAGTCCAGTAGAATTTGCCGTTTCAAATTAGAGGTAAAAATGTGTTGTTCACTCGGATTAAGTTCACGGAAATCCTTTGAGTCCCGGGACAAATCTACTTCATCTGGCCTCCAAAAGAACCCCATCTGTTTATCAGTTAATTTTTCAAAGATCGGATACTTTAGAACATCATATCTGGCTATTGTCACTTCACCATCAAAGAACATAGTCTTAGCTGGATTTTTCTTTTTAATATTAAATACTGTCATTTATTTCCTATATGGTACAAGAATCGCAGGATTCTTCATCTTCAACCTCGGACAATGGTACTTCTAACATATCAATGTTATCATCTGTAGCACCGTCATATGTATTATTATAATACAGTGTTTTACCACCATATTTATAGTGCATTAGAATGTCCTTGAGTAACTCAGACAATGGTATTTTTTCATCTTCAAAGTGTAATGGGTTATACGATGTATTAACTGAGATACATTGATCAACATACTTTTGTAAGATAGCCATAATCTTAAGGTATCCCTCTGGTGACTTTTGGTCCCACAACAAATCATACTTATTCTTAAGCCTACGGTATTCTGGTACAACCTGCTTAAGAGCACCGTCTTTGGATTGTTTAACAGACACATAAGACCGAGGTGGTTCAACACCGTTTGTAGCATTTGAAATCTGTGAACTGGTTTCAGACGGCATAAGAGCCATTAACGTACTATTCCGAATACCATATTTCTTAAGATCAGCTCTAAGTGTAGCCCAATCCATACGTTCTTTATGAGGCACAAGTTCATCTACAGTTGACTTATACAATAGATTAGGTGTAGCACCATTGCTGTATTTTGTTTCATTATTCTTAGGGCAAGCACCAAACTCTTTGGCTAACTCAACCGATTCCTTAATAATGTAATAGGACCAAGCCTCTGCATATTCATCAATCAATTCTAGGTTGGGTTCTTGATAATTACTTTCATTCTTGGCTAACCAATATGCAAAGTTAATGATACCAATACCCAATGGGCGCCTTGACTTTGTGGCATTTTTAGCAGCAGGGACCGGATAATTTTGGTAATCCAGCATTGCATCTAAAGCTCTAACAGCAATACGACAAGGTTTTTCAAAGTCTTCTGGCTTCTTAATGTTACCCCAATTGATAGCAGAAAGTGTACATAGAGCAATCTCACCTTCTGGGTCATTAACATTAGTCAATGGCTTGGTGGGTAGGCCGATTTCTGCACATAAGTTACTCATCCTCACTGGTGCAAACTCAGGATCAAATGATCCTTGTGTATTTACATTATCAACATTCATAAGATAGATACGACCAGTTTCCTTGCGTTCTTCTACAAATGATGTGAATAGATCAATAGCCTTAACAGTCTTTTTACGAATATGTGTATTCCGTTCGGCTGTTTCATATAACCGTTGGAATAATTCTTGGTCTTGGTAGAATGCATCATAAAGACCAGGTACATCACTCGGTGAAAACAAAGTTATATTATCACCTGAAATAAGGCGTTCGTAGAACAATTTGTTAAACTGAACCCCATAATCCAAGCGACGAATACGGTTATCTTCTGTACCCTTGTTATTCTTGAGTACTAATAGATCTTCTACTTCGTAATGCCAAATAGGGTAATACAGAGTTGCCGCACCTCCCCGTAAGCCCCCTTGGCTACAACTTTTGACAGCGGTCTGAAAATGCTTATAAAAAGGTATGACCCCAGTATGAACAGCATCACCATTACGTATAGAACTACCAATGGCACGTATACGACCAGCCCCAATACCAATACCAGCCTTTTGAGATACATATTTAATGATTGAAGAAGACGTTGCATTAATTGAGTCTAATGAATCGTCTGTTTCAATAAGTACGCACGAAGAGAATTGTCGCTGAGGTGTGCGTAAGCCGCCCATAATTGGAGTAGGCAAGCTAATGTCAAAAGTGCTAATTGCATCGTAAAATTCCTTTATCCATTTAATTCGATCCGAATAGTTTTGGAACAGGAACATAGCAATAAGCATATATGCCATTTGAGGTGTTTCAAAAATCTGACCTGTTACTCTATTCTTTATTAGATATTTACCCCTCCACTGTTCCATGGCTGCATAAGTAAATAAATCATCCCGTGCATGTTTAATATAACTACCTAAGTCATCCCATTCTTCTAACTCATATAGGGTATCAAATGAAGTATAATAGCCCAGACTATGTAAACGGCTATAATGACTCAATAACCCATCTGGTTCATATTCATCATAGACTTCTTTACGAAGATTATAGTTAATAAGTCTACCAGCAACAAATTGATAATTGGGAGTTTCTTCACTAATAAGATCGGCCGCAGCTTTAATCAAAGTTTCCTGGATTTCAGACGTGGGTATGTTATTATAGAATGAAACATGAGACTTCAATTCAATTTCAGAAGGTGAAACACCAGTGATACCTTCACAAGCATCTGCTACTACACGATGGAATTTGTTTAAGTTTAATTCTTCTTTCTTACCAGATCGTTTTGTAACATATGTGATCATGAAAGTCCTCTTTCTAGTTCCTTGAGTTGTTCTGCTTCGTCGTATGCGGTACCGATGGTAGGAAATTCATGGCATATAATGTCCCAACATGCTTGGGCAATTTCCATGTGTTCTTTTTGAGTCCCATTACCGATTCGAAGCCAACAATAATGCATCCAAGAGCGTAGTGTGCCTGACATATATATACGAGATATAGTATTACCTTCTGGTAGTACTGATCGGGCTACTTCTTTGGCGATACCCTTATCAATAGCCCAATCATAAACATGCTTAGATCTTTCATTCAAATCTTTTTGGTATGTTTCCCATTGTTCAGCAATAATAAGATCTTCAGAACTGTCACCTATTTCTACACTATTTTGCCTATTTTTAGTATCTTGCCACCGGGCTTCTCTTGTTTCAAACCCAAGTGACTCAGTGGGATCAGCATATCTTTGACTAAATTCCTGGAATGAAAATGATCTATGCCTAAGAATTTGCCTTACAATATCTCTAGTACTCTCAATTTCAATACACACATGAACCATTTCAAATGGGCTCCAATGCTTATTCTTAATCAAATAATTAATGAGCTGGGGTGCAGTTGCTGTATTCATTTGGTTATTTGGATTAGAAACTCTAGCCGTATATGCTACAAATTCATCCGCTGTCATATCCATTTTTGGTTGGGTTAATCCAATCAAATTTACTTTCATATTATATCCTTTTCCATTTATCAAAGTTTAGTTGTGCTTTCAAACCAGAATATGCATTTTCTATTAGTGCTGTTTCCAATTCGGTTGAAGTATAACCGCCCAATACCATATCATTAATATCTTTATGTGTATTAGAGTGGTCAAATAATGCTATCTGATAGCCATGATCAATTGCTTTTTGGATCTTATAGCATGTTTCTTTAGATCTAGGCTCATTATCATATACAATGATTGAGTTCTCATTGATATATATGTTATCAATAGAACCACCTGTCATGGCTATTGAGTTTGACATAAACATACTATCAATGGGTCCTTCCAAGACTATATGAGGTCTAGATCTATCACAGCGGTCTAAATTAAAGACTTTAGGTTCAGTCTCATTTAGAATGATTGTGATATATTTCAATTTAGATGGGCCCAGAGCTCTGCCCTGGAAGCCGATCAATTCTTTTTTAGTGTTATAGAATGGGATCAGGAGTCGTTCATCATCATTCTTGGTTGTCTCAAACTTATTCTTAATGATTGTATTAACATAAGCCTTAAATGTGGGTGTATAATGAAGCCTAGAAAACCATTCTTCTGGTACATGTCTATTCTTTAGATATACATATGCCACATGATCATGATCTAATTCTGATACTTTAGGGCACCCATCCAGTTGTTTCTTCT